GTCAGCCACCAGCATCACGTTGTCGGAGTGGACACCCTGTAGCGCCTCGGGCTGCTCTGCGCGTGATGTCCTGGCGCTGATGAACGCCTCTGTCGGTGCCTCCTTAACTTCAATCCGGTCCTGCTTCACCTCCAGCTGCTCCTGCAGTGTCGGCGGTAGCGCCTTCACCCAGCGTTTCAGTTCAGCAAACAGGGCATCGTAGAGTTGGCTGCTGGTGGGGGCTGTCACCACAATCTTCACTGGGAAGCGCAGTAGCAGATACCAGATGATGGCCCAGGACGCTGCCGTACTCTTGCCTACGCCATGTCCGGACCTAACGCTTATACGCCTGTTGTTGGCTGCGATATGGTTAAGAAACTCTTCTTGCCATGGGTCAGGCTTAACGCCAAGCACTTCCCTTACAAACAGCACAGGGTTGTTCTTATACAACTTGGCAAAGGCGAGAAACGGATTAGCGTCAGTGGTCATATTTCACATTATGCATTTTTTATTTTTTTTGGAAGGCGTGTTGCGAGTAGCGGTGGGTGGGGGGGGCTTGGCGTGTAACGCTTGGCGTTACGTTTTATTTTTTACATTATGTTTTATTTTTTTCGGTAGGCGTTTGGTGCTGCAACTGCCGCCCCCGCCGTTGGCGCTGACGGGGGGGTCACGCGGCTGGCGCGGCAGGCTGGAGCCGCCAGCGCCTGGACTCACCATGTTGTGTAAAACATACGGAAGCAGCAGTTATGCACCAAATGCTTAATACGATATCCATTATGTTAACAAGAGAATGGCTTATCCACAGGCTATACAGACACTTTAGCCATATCCTGTAGTTATCCACAGGATAGATCTGGAAAGTCTACGTTTCACCTGTGGATAAGTCTTCTACAACCTCAAGCTGGCGCAAGGCGTCCAGGCGCAGGTTGCCGATATTGACCGTCACCGCTGCCTGTTTTGCGCCATATGTCTTAGCGTCCCACCTCTCGGCGAGCCACTGGCGCGTCCTGATGCGGTGCATCGGCTTAGCTGGGTTATCGTCTGAAATGGTATCTGCTATCTCTAATGTCTGACTCGCCAACAAACTAGCCGCCTCCACCCGCGCGCGTGTAATTATAGGCTCGTAATCATTTTCGTCTATCCACTTGTCCAATCCACGCCTACCAATACCCAACTCACGGCAGATGTCTGCCTTTGACTTTCCGACCTCGAACATGGACAAAACGATGTCGCTGTCAATGTCTTCCAACATCGCAACGTCTTGCCTTACCTTTGGATTGCCAGGCATTTAAACGCTCCACAATCGTCTATCGTTGAACCAAGCACCCCAAGTACCACTCTGTACCTTTGATGCCACCTGAGTTGATTTTAACGGCTCTTAACGCCACCCATCATCCTTGCGTGTTCAAAGTTGAACAACGGTTCCTTGATTCCCCCACTCAGGTCAATGTCAGCATCAGGCCAGTCATCAAACCCTGTCTTACCACCTGGCGTCACCTGTACCATCCTTGTGCCCGGTAGTAATGCCTTTGCCTTAATAATATCCTGAATAATATCTGACTGCAATAATAACTCTAACTCCTCCATTGACCATATATGCCTATTACCAACATCAGGCCGAAACTGTTGATAATATATTGCATCAGCGTGAGTCTGGACCACCACCATCACACTATTGTCCTGCATAACCCACTCCACCGCATTAATACTAGGCTGCTCAATATTATTATCTAATGCCCACTGGTCAAGAACACCATATCCCTTGACCATTCCGTTGACCGCCTTCTCCATCTTCTCGATGTCCCTCTCCTGCTGTGCATTGAAGACCCTCTCCATCTGCTGCTCCAGCCTCAACCTCAAGCTGGAATCCACCAGCATCTCAATACGCTTAATTCCCCACCTAGCCTCATGGTCATTCTTCACCCGTTCCAACCTAGCCACCAAAGACTCAGCCTTCACCTTGAACTCATCCAACGGATAGAGCGTAGCCTCCACCACCAATGTTTTACCTTTTGCCATTTGTTCCCCTTCCATTTGTTCCCACCCCAAAACACCTACCCAACTGTTCACAAATGGGCAAGTGTTATACCCTTGCCCCCATTTGTGAACACTTTTCTGTTCATAAATCGTCTACCATTTGTTCCCCATTTGTTCCCATTTGTGAACACCCTAAAAGTGCTCTTTCTCATTAAACTTTGTGGTAAAGAACGCAAAATCACCGTCCAACGTCACCCCCTCAAGGTTGGTTGCAGCCCTCCAAGCAGCCTTAAATTCGATGTCTCGACCCTTAACCTCACCCGTCTTACCCAACCCACGCCACACTTTTTCACGCCAAAGAGACACCAAAGTCACCTTCTTTTGACCAAACTTGGTGGACTGAATGCGATCAGTTTCCCTGATTGACTCCACAAAAGCAGCCATTGCCTTTCCCTGGTGCTTACCCTGACCCGTCCTTTTCAGGCCAACTGGCTGCACATTTACAGCAACATCCGTAGCCTCTACCGCCAAACTCTGAGTAGATTCAAACCCTAAATTAGTATTATCTAGGTCCACCTTGACCATACGAAATCCATACTTAGCACCATCACTTCCATCCTTCTGCTTAGTAATAGTTATATTACCAGCGCCAGCAATATTATTATCTTGTAGACCATCATTAATACGTTGGAGTTCCAACTCAGTATCTAACGCACCAAGTAGTGAACTGTGGCCTCGCAAACCCTTGGTGACATCCTTACCAACGTGGTGGACGATCTGCAAGGCGCAGTCCAACAGCCGCTGAATCTTTGATAGCGAGGCAATGAAAGACCCCATGTCCGAAGAGTCATTCTCATTGCCACCGCCAAACGCTCTTGCCAAGGTGTCCACCTGCACCAGCTCAAACCTGACCTGAGTCCTTGCCACTAGGTTGGTGATGGCAAGCTGGAGCTGCTGTACGTCTTCCTTTGATGAGCGTAGGTTCAGTTGGTGCCTGATAACGTAAACTGGTGCGCCAGCCTCAGTCTTGTGATGCACTCGCAGAGCCTTAATCCTTGCCCCAATGCCTCCATGCCCCTCACCACAGATGTAAAGCACGGCACCAGGCGTTGATACTTCCTTACCCATCCAAGCCTTACCCGTAGCCACCGAATGAGCAATGTCCAAGGCCACGAAAGATTTGAATGAACCTGGTGGACCGAACAAGGCGCTGAAACCCTTGCGAGGAAGCACGTCCTGAATCAACCACTCCACTGGCTCGTCCTGGATAGTGTCCCACTCCTCAATAAGAATCTTACTTTCGATTGTCTCTGGCGCTTCAGAATAAGGCTCCAGTTCCTCGGCGTCTTGCTCAGAGTCTTCTGCTGGTGCTGGTGGTTGATAGACGATGGACTCAGCATCAGAGATAGGCTCTAAGCCCTTGCACAGTGCCATCAGGCCAGACTTATCACCACCAGCCTCCACCCACTCAAACGCATCCTCCGTATGCCCAACGGGTAACGCCAAGAGTCGAACACTCTTGGCAATAGAAAGAAGTGCTGAAGCCACCAAGGATGCATAACGATAGCCTGGTACGTCATTGTCTGGCACCAGCACCACCGATAAGTCCTTAAACCAGCCGCTGTTGGCAGCAGGCCAACTCCCAGCACCAGTGTGAGACGTACAAGTAAAGACGCCAAGTGATGCCAAGGCATCAGCCGCCTTCTCACCCTCACAAATGAATATTGGCTTGCTGTTTAACCCAGCAGCCAAGACATCAGAGAGACGGTAAGGAATGATCTTGGCACCAGACATTGACGCCTGGCGTGTACCGTCAAACATCACCCGCAGCAGCTTGTACGTCTTACCCTTGGCGTCTGAAGTGCGAAACCTCTGCTTAACAAATTGGGTGACGCCAGACTCATCCACATACAGCCACTCCTGCTCCAACTCAACCTGAACTGGTGTTGTTGGCGCGGTAGGTACTGGTAACCTTGGTGTTGGTGGATGGTGTCCATTGATACGCCTGCCAATGCCAGCCAAAGGCTCAACCCATCCTGATGTCTCAGGCAGCAGCCCCATGTCCCTGACCGCTGCCCAAACGTCCTGCTGCGAACATCCACCGTGACACTTCAGCAGCAGCTTACCGTCCTCATCCCTTACTGACAGTGATGGGTTCTTATCTCCATTTCCCTGTCCGTGGTCAAGGACCGGGCAGGACGCCAGCCAATGTCCGTTTGCTGCTGGCCTTGAGTGTCCTAATGCCGCCGCAATCAGTTTTGCATCCATTGTGTGCAGTTTCCAGTGTTTTTATTCTCTGCTCCAGCTCGTACACCCGTCTCGCAAGTGAAATGAGGAGCAAATTCCATTGTTCTTGTTTCATAGGGTCAAAAAAACCCGGCACCAGGCCGGGTTCCTTTGTCGTTTAAATTTTAGTTGAACATTTCCTCGTCATCCTCAACCACAGGCACTGGCTTAGGAGCTGGCCTTGCTGCCTGACGTACTGGCGCTGGCGCTGGTGCTGGCGCTGGTGCTTGCTCCTCATAGACAGCCTCGCCATCCGAATCCAAGGCAGCAGGACGGTTAACCCAGTTCTTCAGCTTGAAGTTAGGGATTGCCGTGTTACCTGCGCCAATCTTGAGAGCAGTTGCACCCTCATAGCTTATCACTGGCACCTTGCCTGGGTTGTGATCAGCCTGTGCATCACAGGCGTTGTAGATAGCCTCAAAGCCCTTGGTGACACCGACACCAGACGCACACCACTCAACGACACCTGTAGGTTTCGAGAACAGCTTGACACTGAAGCCACGCTTATGGTCAGCGGAAGGCTGCTTTCCCTTCTTGCCAATGGACTCGTCCTCCACCCAATCCCGCTGTCCGATACCAAGTAAGAGCCAGCCAGTGCGAACTGATTCCATGTCCATCACCATTGGCGGCAATGTGATTGACTCCTTGGAGCTGTTTTCCCATTGGCGTGTCTGCGCCATGAAACGAATGTAAGACCCACCGCCGTTGCTTGAAAGATTTAGCATTTTGATTTCCGAGTTAAGAGTTAAGAATTAAACACACACTGACACTACTCACCAATGCCGAATGCTCGGCATAGGGTGAGTCCACTGGACACCTTGGTTGTCAAGGTTTCCGTGACCGTTTTATCGTTCAGCAGCTTCTCAGCGACTGCTGGCGATATGATTTCTCTTGGATAGATTTGGTCTTGAGTGAGTCCAGCCAGCACCAAGGCACCGACAGCCTCAGTCTCGTCAGTCCACTTCCTCGTTGACTTTTTGGACCCCATCTGCCAGCCTGGTACCGCTGCACCATTTTTGATGCACTTCACGGCATACGTCTCCAATGCCTTGATGAACGCCTCAACCTTCGACACCTGGTTCAGGTAGGACGCCAACTGCTCATTGCTGAGTGCCTGCGGCAATGCTGCTTCAGCCAACTCTGTAAAGGTTTCAATGTGCGCTGGACAGATGGCCCTGGCTGGACACCACTGGCAGGCTGATTCACTTGGCACTACCTTGGGGTCTGGTGCCATTGCAGCCTGTGCAGCGGGAATCAAGACGTTGCGCTCCCACTTTAGCAACTCAGATACCGTCATGGTGTGACTGCGGTTAACGCCATGCACTGGCTGGACGATGGTCATGGTCACCGTCTTAAATGTCTTCTTTGCCAGACGCATACCGCCAAGTGCATAGATACGCATCTGATCTGAATCAGCGTCAACGTATCCCCGCCCTGTCTTCAGGTCTCCAATGACAAATTCACCAGTGTCATCACTCCAGCCGAGGACATCAGCAGTACCCGCCACTCGGACGTTGTGGGTGTCTAGGGCAGTGACGTACTGCTCAACAAAGACGTTGCCCAAACGCTTCTCCTCGCCCTCAATATAGTCCAAGTGCTTCCTTGCGTAGGTGATTGCATCCTCATCCATCCTGACACCCTCCACCTCCACGCCTAGCCACTCCTCCGGCAAGCTGGAGGTCATAAAGCAAGACTCCGACAGAGAGTGAATTGCAGTCCCACGCTGCGCTGCATCACCTGACT